TCCCGGAGGGTATTTGCATAGCGGACTCGATGCCGCGCAATATGTTGACGCCCTTCGAGCCCTCTGCGGAACCGTTCATCGTCATCTGGTAAAGCTGTATGGTGTTAGTCGCTGTCAGCTCTTTAGCCAGCAGGACGGTCGCACCTCGTGGCTCAACCTCCATGTTGGCCTTGATGTCATCGTCATCTTCAAACTGCATGAAGTAGTCGTAGAAGCGCGTCACGAGACCAAGAGTGATCTTGTCGTCCCAGCGACGTGCCTGAGCTCTCCGCGACACCGATGTGTTGTTCTGCAGGATCTGTGTAGCACCTAGTGTTACAGGAGCATTGTCGAGACCCTGCTGGGCATTATCCACACGTGTGACTCCAGTGATCACGTAAGCGTCAGCTATAGATCTGTCCATCATGACGAACAGCTGCTCGAGGTTCTGCGTGATGTTGATTACGCGGAACGGCTCGCGGTTCTGCTCTACAGAGTATGTGTTCTGCTTCGCGTACCACTCCTTGCCTCCACGCATCTCCCACTTGCCGTCTACAGGCTCGACCATCTGTCTATCGATGATTACCTGTGGTGCAGCACTCAGTCCTCCGTTGTCCAGAGCCATGCGCCAGCCAGAGACATACGACCGCTGTTGATCCTGCATCAGCCACGGTATGCCGTAGCCAAATATGTTCAACGGGTCTTCATCCCAACAGTAGACTGAGTACAGCGGCTCACTGGATGCATAAGGAACGACCACAGCCTTGAGGATGTGTCCATTGCACATGGTGAGTACCGCATTGTGGTACTGGGAGCCTTTCGGGATGTCAGTTACGTCAAGAGTCTCCAGTTGGTCTCGTGACATATCACCGTGTCGCTCCCACAGGATGAATCGACCTTCAGCTCGGCCCAAGTGGGTCGCCTGCGGCCGGGCTTCATCGACAGTGTCCAGCTGATCCTGATTCTCGTCGACAGTGCCGGAGCCTAGCAGTCTGTTCACTGCTGCACGGCTGTAGCTGAGTTCCCGCACGCCCCGCTCAAGCTCACTGGGCTGTGTTGGCATCTTCTCCCACGTGTAGCGACACTCTTCAATGCAGGTCGCCGTCATGTCAGGGTAAAAGTCCATCGGGTTGACGTTCTTAGCGTCCGGGTGCAGAGCACCGCTCCTGTTCAGCGCGTATTTCCCGCCCTTAGTCTTAGCCCAACGCCCCTTCTGATCAGCTGTCGGTATCGGCCCCTTGAGGACGCCAGTGCCGTAGACTGCTCCCGCCTGGATGGTTCCTCGGGCCTTTGAAGGGTATCGCGCCTTGATCAGCGCGGCGTCAACCTTCGTGAACATGCGAACGGTCTTCTTCTTCGCCCGCTCCACGCGTCGGGTGTGCGCCTGAGCGTTTGTTAGAGGCTGTCCCTCCGCGTCAACTATTGGTTCACCCTTAGAGTCGACAGCGGGTTCATCCGCTATCGCCAGTGGTGGGCGTGACAGTGTTACAGGCTTCAGGCCGTAGTTCCTGTCGTCATTGGGGAACAGCAGGTCGCCGATCTGTGCAGCACCATCGTTGGCTATCTGGCGGACGATGTTAGCGTATGCCCGGCTTCCCGAGGTAGGCGCCACGACGTCAGAGTCGAAGGTCTCGCGACCCTTAGAGTCACGCTGGCCCTCGTACAGCTGGTAGCTGGTGATCAACCTGTCGTCGATGCCAGCAGCCCGCCGTGCACTGACGGCCTCCGCACGTTCGCTCTCAAAGCCGAGTGACATGTCGGCGACACGTATTGCCTTGCGTTGTTCTGGAGTGGAGTCGTCAGAGTCTCCTGCACGACCCATCTCCGCATCGTAGGCTTCTTTCTCGTCTGCCTTCATGTTGTCGTCCTAGTAGTTGGTCACGCTGTCCACAACCTCCCGCGTCACGAAGCTGGTGTGTTCGACCAGCTGCTTGTACTTCGGGTGTGCTTCGAGTGCTATGTACTGCACCGTGTCGTGAGGGTGGGAGAAGTCGTTCTTGTCGGGCTTGTCTTTATAGCGGGCCTCGCCTGAGAGCTGCACACGTTTATATGCGTAGCCCGCGTTGAAGCCACGGCGTATCTTGCTGCACTCTTTGTTCATCTGGAACCGCACTGTGCCTCCACCAGTCTTCTCGGTGAGAAACCAACGGACAGCGTTCAGTCGCAGCTCAATGTGGTTACTTCTAGCCGGGCGAGTCGAGAACCAATCACGAAACACACCAGTGCGGCTATTGTTCAGCACGTCGAAGTAGTTGAGACCGTCTTTAGACAGCCCGCTGCCGCCTATCCCGGATGGATCCCCGACGCTTATGATGTTGCACGCAGGCCACACCTTCTTCGGGTAATACTTGTCTAGGAATGGCTTCACCAGGTTCGTCGCGAAGTCGTGCAGCCCGATGTTGTCAGCAAAGAGCTCGTGCAGGACGCGCAACTGCCCAGTCTTAGTGACCTGCGCTATGGTGCACGCCTCGCCGCCCTTGCCAAAGTCCCATCCGAGGTATATCGGAAGACCCTTGACGGCCTTGAGCTTACTGTTAGCCATGTGACGGTCGTCGTCCCACTGGCGGCGGTATACTGCCTTGCCGTTACTGGTGACGCCGAACTTGCCCTCGAACAGCACACGTATCTGCTCGCGGGTCATCGAAGCGACCTTATCGAGGTAGTACTTCTTCGGGCCCACGCCAATATGCTTGAAGTTCTCACCAAGCGGGTTCAGCTTGTAGCCTATGTCCGCTGTCGGATCTGGTATGACCGCTCCCGGCTGCTTCCACATCTCCCAACCGGGTGGACAGGCCTTATCGATGCCCGCCATCCAACTGTCCTCATCAGGCGGATTGCTATCGATGATCAATGCGGTCTGCGTGATAGGGTTGTCCGGGTCGACGGCATCCACAGGAGGCGGGAAGCGGCCGATACGTGAGTTCACAACCGTGACTACGTCATAAGGCAGCGCACCGCCCTCGTTGATGAAGCCTCCCGTTATCTCGAAGGACTTCACGTTCTCGTAGTCCTCAGGTTTGCTTACGGCAAGGAAGATGAACTCAGCGTTCATTCTGGTGCCATCGACAAGCTTGTCAGTCCACCGGATACGCATAGGCGCGCTCTCGGTGTAGCGGACGGTTGTCCCGTTTGGTCTTAGCCATATCTTGAACGACTCAAACACAGTGTTGCGCAGCTGGGGGTAAGTTTCGCGCACGATCAACCACTTCGTCGTCCTCTGGTTCCACTTATCGGGAACCTGAAGCATCGACAGCATCATCAACTCGTTGATAGCCATAGTGGTAGAACCGGAACCGACTGGGCCCATAACGAGGCGCACGTCAGCCCTGCTCTTATGGAACTTACTGCCGGTTACGGAAGGGACGTAACGAACGACCACCGGCTTCGTAGTGAAGCGGGGCATGGTGTTTCCTCGTTGGGTGTTACTAGACGTTTATGACAGCCAGACACTCGCCGATTATATTCTCGGCGTAGATCCATGCGTCCCACTTCAAGCAGAGCGCCTTGTTTAACGTGGTAGCCAGGTGGTAGTTGATACCATCGAGCGTGATGTGGAGCTGGTATTCAAGCATATCGTCATGCCTCCAGAGCCGCTAGCTCCAGTGCGATCCTCTCCTGCTTGCGCAGTAACCGCTCCCTATTCTCCGCCTTAAGCGCTGCCTTACTCCCGCGATCATCGCCTTGCGCGGAGTCAGCCCAGTTGCGGGCCGCCTGTATAGTCGGGAAGTGAACCTCCTGCCCGTTGTCTGACCTGATGGTGTAGGTGTCCACGCCGTTTATGAACGTGATCATCAGCGTCATATCTATACCGCTGTCTTCGCTGATCTCCACAAACTGCTCGAACAGTCTCCGTACTTCTACCTTATTTGCTGCCATAGTAATGGTCTCTTAGTTTCAGTATCCGCCAACTCTGAACCAGCGGCTCACACCATCGCTCACAAACCGCATGGAGCGTTGGTTGGCGATAGCTGCGTCGGATATTGTGTCAGCACCAGTCAGCGCCCATGTGCGTGTGCCGCCGGTCTCGTTGCGAAGGATGTACTCTCGCCCTACACAGGTGGAGGCGGCTGGAAACGTGACGGTGATTGCACCTACGCCCATCTGAATGATGTGCATTGCGTCGGTGAGCGTAGTGTTCGCCGTCAGTTTAACGAAGGCGTGGTGTTGCGCCCCGTTGAACCTGCTGGGGTTGGTGCCGTTTTGGTAGTAGCTCCATTTACCTGCGGGGACAGCGTTGTTTGCATTGGAGTCGCCGTCGAGAAAGGCTGTATGCCCTAGCGTGTCAGCGTGGTTCAACTCCTTCACTGATACACCGACGTGATACTGGATCTCACTCGCCCCCAGTACGCTAGCGCTGACGTTCAGCCCACACCGCACCTTCATGACGGTATTGTTGTTAGTAGCAACGGAACAAAGGATTGAATCGTGAATATTTATCGTCTGCGTCCCGGTGC